AGAGTATCCAAATCTACCAGCACCATAAAGACCAGACTTAGCTGCGTCAGGTAAGTTAGTTTTTAGGTCACTTGAGGCACCATAAATAGAGCCATCTTCTGTAAATCTTGGTTGAGCAGATCCATATTTGAAATCCAAGTAGAAAATAAGACCTGAAGGTAAGTTCATAGGTTGAACTGATACCAAATCTTTTGCTACTATTTCTCCAAATACTCTTCTTACCAATGGTAAGGCAACACCCGCCCACTGTTCTTGTGGTCCTGCGTTACTTGCATATCCGGAAAATCCGGATGTTTGATTGGCTTCTTTCACAAGCTGCTTCGCTTGGTTTTCAAGAAGCATCGCCATGTTGTTTGATTCGACTTCGTTGCCAATTCCTTCTAACAATCCAGTGGTACCCCACTTGTTTGCTAATTTGGATGCTTGACTTTGAAGCGACTTAAACGGGTTGGCGCTTTCTAAAAGGGATTTTATTTCCATTTTTTCGTTTTTAAGTTTTAAATTAATTAATATTCGCTAACTTTTTAAATCTAGCAACTGTTTCGTTTACTGGTTCAGTTCTTCTGGTCCTATTTTCTTTAATAAGTCCCGTAGCTTTAGAAGCAAACGATCTTGGTTTTATAGACTCTTTAAGTTGTGTTTTAACAGAGTTGAATGTTTCGTTCAATGTGTTGTAGATAATTTTAGCTTCTTTTGTGTTGTCAGCTTGATCTAACGAATCAACCACTTTAATTTTTTGGTTTTCCGTTAAATTAAAAGCTTTAAAGAGCTTATTAACATACAATAATTTTGAATTTAATACATTAACTTCGTTAAGTTTACCTTTTTGGAAATTGATTACTTTGTAAGCTTCGTTTAACTCTTCTTTCATTTTTTCAGTTTCCTCGTCAGATGAATCTTTACCTTCTTCAAATCCTAAAAATGTTGGGTATTTCGGATTCTTCAGTTTATTTCCTGATTGTGCGTACTTAGGTTCTTGTACGAAATGTTGTTTGAGGAAGGCTAAGCCTTTACTTGGAATATCACCTACAATTCCTAATGAACTTTTTAATTTCTTTAAAAAGTTTACATCCCACTCATTTTCTTCACCGCTTTGAGCGTAACCATCTTTTGGCCCGCCATGAGATAATTTATTTCCCATGAACTGTCCTTCTTCTACTTCATTATCTTCCGACAATTCAGCTAAAAGTTCGTTAAGATCGATTTCTTCGTCCATTTCCATTTCATTCAAGATTTCTGTAAGATCAATTTCTTCATCTAACTCTTCATTTTTTAGAGGCTTAGGCTCTTCACCTTCTCCTCCTGTTTCTTCGGATGCTTCGCCTAATTCTAGTTCAGCTAAAATTTCTTCAAGAGAAATTTCTTCGTCCATTACTTCTTCTTTCATGTCTTCTTCTGCTTCGTCTTTAGCTTCGTACATATCTTCTTCCATGTTTTCGTCTCCTTCATAAAAACCAGGAGTTTCTTCTAATTCTACTTCTTCTTCTAACTCTTCAGTTAGTCTAGCAGATAACATAGATTTAAGTTTTGGTGTAAAAGCTTCTTCTAAAGCAGCTTTAGCATTTGCAAGAGCAGTGTTTCGAACAGTCTTAGCGTCAGCGATTGCTTCCTTTAATAGATCATTTTTTGCCATTTTTTTAAATTTTTGGCTTCCTAAAGTTATTGGGAACTTTAATTTGGATGTAAATTAAAATTTGAGGGACACTCTATTGAGAGAGTGTATGCTTGTCCTAGATACATATATGGGGAGGATAAAAACCGACTACCCTTTGAACTGACAAACTCCTGTGTTGCTGCAGATAATGTCACTTATAATAGTGTTGACATTATCGTAGCGATATATTGGTGAAGATATACCTTCGTTTAATTGACTTACTGGTTGAACATACGCACCATGTGTAGAAGGTGTGGATACAAAATCCCAACAAAGTAATTCAAAGTCGTCTTGTACTTCAACTGTGTTACTTTCGTATACTTCTTTAACTGAACCTAAGCCTCTAGATGAGATGCCTACTGTTAATCCTCTATTGAATAAAGTTTGGAGTATTCTGCCTGAAGGGGTGTCTAGTACTTCTATTTTTCCTATAACATCGTCTCCATCCCACCAAACGTCTCTTACTACGTGACAAGTGTTACCTAGATTAATTACTTGAGAATCTGGGTGGTCTAATTCACCGTATGCTCTGTTTTCGGCAACAGGTCCTGATTTGTAATTTTTGATTTCTCTATCTAATACTTTTTTAGGGTAAACTCGGCCGTTTTGGTTTTTTTCTCCAGCCTTTTGAACTACTCCTTGAACAATAAGAGGTCCGTTATCTGGTCCTTCAGATAATACTTTCTTAAAAACAAATGGTCGGTATTCTATTAGATTTTCTTTCATTAGTTTCCTAGTTCTTTAAGTTTATTGTTTAAGTGATTTATTCTTTCAGATATACGAGCTAAACGTTTGTTTGTACCTTCGAAAAAGTTTCCGCCACCTAAGTCCATTTCTGTTTTAAGTTTAAGATTGTATTCAACTATTCTGTCTACTTCTCTTAAATGTTTTTCAATCTCACGAACTGAATTGTTCATTTGTTGGCGAGGATTAGTAACTTTCTTTTTGAATTTCCTGTAGGATTCGTTGATTGATTCTTCCCACTTTCTATTTTTGTTAACTTTTTTCCAATCTCTCATTGAAGTAAAAGCTTTTGTAGTAGCAATTTGTTGTCCACCAGGTTGAACTAAAGCACCAGTAGTAGACATTTCGTCTAAATGACCTTGTATTAGTTCTCTAATTAGTTCTCTAAGTTGGCTTGCTTTCATCTTGGGTCAGTTATAATTCTTGACATTCTTCTTCTTAAGTTATTTATATCATCACGTATACCTATTAACCTTTTATTATCAGGATTCTTTGAAATTAAAGTATCTAATTTTCTAGACATTCTATCTAAATCATCATAAAGCTCTTGATAATCTAAGTCATATGTAACTTTCCACTCATGAGTTTCTGTTTCAGGATCTACACCGGTTTTTTTAGTTGTATAACCTCTCCCAGGTTCTCTCATTACTTCATTTAATATGTGTTTTAATTTAGCCATTTACTTTATCTAACTCTCTTATAAGTTCATAGTAATTTAAAACATTACTTATATCAGAATCTTTAAGTACACGGTCAACTGGTTTTAAAATTTTACTTACTTCTTCAAGTTTAACTTTCACAGCACCATCCTTGGTCTTTGAATGATGTACTTTGATTTTTTGTTTGATTTCTGTAATGCAGTTGTTGGTGTATTTCTTTAATTTGGGTGTGTCAGATACTTCGTTGATATATTCCGAGAGGAGGTTTTTTTGGTTTGGTCCCAAATGAGAGTATTTTTTGTTAAAACTCTCAACAACCGCTTTATAAGATAAGAGTCTTACATCTTTATCGTATTCTTTAAATTCATCAAATATATCTTTTTTAAGAGGTTTATTTTCTGCTTCGTTTAAATTATCTAGTACTTTAAATTTAGCTTCAACGAGTAAGGTAGGTGATATATTTTTTGAAATAGTTTCGAAAAGAGTATATATAGAAGCTTGCTCTGAGTAATTGTGTATTTTTGCTTTGAAGAAATTATCTATACTATAATATTTCTTTATTTCTTTTATTAAATTATATTTTTCAGTGGCTAATTGTTTTGTCTTGAGATTTTCTCTCTTTTTTAAAACTGCCTCTAATAAAATTTCGGATTTTTTAGGATCTTTATATTTGTTGTTTGTAAGGACGCTGTAGTGTTGTAATTCTTCACACAACATGGTACCTTTCTTAAAGTACTTTTTTATTAAGTCCAAAGAATGGGTAGCGTTTCCTTCAACAGTATCGGAGGTTAATTGTCTTGACAATAGTTCGAAAAGTATTCCCGTATTTTTGTACTTTGAATGTTTAATTTTCATAGGTAAATCGATTACTCTGTTATAAATATACGGATCTAATCCAAGCCTGTGATTTGCCTTTCATCTAATAAACCTTCATTTTCTTTTAAAAGAGTTGGTTTTTTCTTTTTAAGAGAATCTAATACATTTTTATGTCTAAATAATTGTCCTTCCTGAAATCTGCGAACATCGTTTGTAGGGCTTATTTGTGAAGGTTCTTTAGTTTTCATAGAATCTTGTCCTAGAGGATCTTTACCAAACGTACTACTGTTAGTTTTGTATTGGGAAAGTTTAGTTTGTGGTCTACCTTGATCTTCTTCTTCATATCCGTCAGGGACATTTAGAACCGATTTGTCTCGTTTAGTAGAATATAATGAAGCTAAATCGTGTGGGGTACCAAACGATTCTCCGGATGATAGTGGATCGTTCCCTTCATTTTCTACTTGATTTAATCTAAATTTAAATTTAGCGTCCTCTAAGGCTTCTTCTTGTTCTGTTTTAAATTCTTTATTACTAAGTTTAAATATATTTTTATAAACCCAATCTTTACTTAATAAATTACCTTCTAGGATACTATTTGCGAGATCAACCTTTGCTTTATAAAGTTCTGTTTTTTCTTGTTCAAATATAATTGATGGGTTAGTTAATTCTAATTCAAAATTTACTAATCTTTCATCGTCATACCCTTGAGTATATAAATGGACAAACGCAATTTTATAAAGTTCAGAGACTATTATTCTTTGGATTTTTTCTATTGTACGGGCAAATCTCATATCTTCGGCAGCCAATGTAGCTTTCCCGTCTAAGTTCTCATCGTATCCTAAGAAAGCTTTAGGTACTCTTAAGGCAGCGAATAACTTATCTCTGTAGTATTCAACATCAGCCATTCCATCATAATCTAATCCTTTTGTAGTGTCAATTTTAGTAGCTGCATCATTTCCTCTAATCGGAATATAAAAATCTTCTAACATATTTTGCATGTTGAATTTTAAGTTATATTCTCCTGTTTGTTGATCAACATATGGGGTCTTCTTGATAGAGTTGACTGTTTTTTCCATAAACGCATCCACTTCGTTTGGAGGAATAGATCCCACATTTATGTAGAAAGTACGTTTTTCTGGTGCTCTCATTATTCTGTGAATAAGAGCGGCATCTTCCATCAATGTGTATTGTTTAAATAGTTTACGAGCAGGTTCTAAATAACTTCTTCCGTATGGTAAATAGTTAGCATCTGTTAAGAGTCTAAAGTGAGCCATTTCGTAATTTTCAAAATAAACAGCATCATCTTTATTCTCGTTACTGTGTGGGTACTGGACATTGTATCCACTACTTTGTTCAAGTTTGAATTGAATTTTGTCTGGATTTTCTGGATCTTCACCCTCTATTCTTATTACTTGGTATGTTGAGAAAGGAATTACTTTATATACTCCAAACTTCTCACTGATTTCTAATTTTAAATAAAAATCACCATATTTACACATATTTCGAACCCATGTAGGTAAATTAAATTCTATATTTAGAATATCGTAAAATAGGTTATTTAATACTTTTTTAATCGAATCGTCCTCGGTTTTAATAGTCAATACATTACCATATTCGTCCTTTAATGTTGCCTCCTCTGATAATATATCTAAAGAAGAAGCTATAATAGCATCTGTATCCATGGCTTCATAATCAGAATATAGTTGATATCTTAAGGTTTGGTAATTTAATGTTGGGTTATATGCCCATGAAGCTACTGGGGAATATAATCTAGTAAACCTATCCATCAAACGGTTGGTTTCTAAACTTCCGTACGCTTGTAGTCTGTTAACGTCCCCTACTTTAAGGGTTTTACCTCCAACGTTTCTGATGATAACATCGGTTGAAAATAATTTCTGTAGTCTTGAAAATAAACTTTTATCTGCCATTTTTTTGTTATATATGTAATAAATATTAATCTATAGTAACCACCTTAAATCTATGTTATCCTTACCATGTTTCATGGACCAAGGATCGACTTGAGGTTTGTTAGTATATACTGTTTTAGAGTCGTGTGTTGACTTTTTTATATTGTTTAGTGTTGCCTTTGTTAAATCAATACCATGCTGTGCAAATTTGAGAGCAGTGTCTCTTACATAACAAGTTGTTCCTAAGGGCATTACTAAGTCATCGTTATATCCTTGCTGGGCTTCTGGTCTTCCATTCTTCCAAATGAAAGTTCTAATTTCTTCTAATGTTCTACTACATTTAATAATAATAGATTTATCTTTCATATAAGCATCTAACTTGGCTATTACTAAAGGTCTAGTTCTATTTGACATTGTAAATCCGGGAGTCATTTTTGTTTTATCCAGTATGTCATATCCTTTGGCTATCCAACTTTCAGCGTCTTGTGTTGTAGAGTCTTTTGGGGAATAATATAGGTTTTGATATCCTCTATCAATTACTTGTTGTAATACAGCCCACCCAATGTTTGCGTTTTCTACTACTAATAGAGCGTTGTTATATTCGGTTGCTACTGATACTAATATATTTCCGTAGTCTTTTGTGCCGATTTGGCTTTTAAAAGAAGCTACTTGAGTGCAGGTTTCAGTTTCTATTACGTGAAATGCTGAGTAATCTTTTGCGTCCCCCCTAGCAACATCCGCTACAACCATGTAGTTCTTAGAATAGTCTGGATATTCCCATATCCAATAATCTCCCCCTATTCCCCTACGTTCTATAGGGTCCTGTATGTGGGTTTTTTCGTAAAATTCGAGTACTTCAGGAGGTATAACACTATTCCCTGATGTTAAGAAGTTACAATCACACTCTTGTGCTGCTAATCTTTCACCTAACTCATCATCTTGGTCATCTCGCCAGGTTTGGTCTCTTTCTGGGTGGATGCTCCAAGGTAATCTAATAGGAATAAAACCATTGTCTTTTTCTTGTGCTTTGACCCACGTTCTATGGAATAAGTTTCCGGTACCGTTAGGGGTTGATAACATTATACATTTACCACCAGTTGCTAGTGTTTGTTGTGCGGAAGCCCATATAGGATCAATTTTATTAGGTTCTACAAAAGCGGCCTCATCTAATATCAATAAGGATATGGCTTCAGATCTTGCTGCGTTTTCACTCGCGGCAATTGCTTTTACTTGTGACCCATTTGTTAGGCGAAGTGACAGTCGGTTGTGTTCAACAGCTTTGAGCTTAAGCCAACTAGGTAGATTGTCGTACATTGTTCTAACCTTTGTCACAAGGTTTTTAGCTGTTGCCTGAGTTGTTGCTATTACTAATATATTTTTATCTTTATGAAATAACATTAAATGTAATGCCTTCCCTGCTGCTAATGTAGATATTCCTAATTGGCGAGATTTTAAAATTATATTTCTATCATTTTTGTTTAAAATATCTAATACTTTTTCTTGGAATGGGTAAAGATTAAACTGAATTCTACCACGAGTGGGGTGTTGGATTTGGCAGTATTTTTTCATAAAATATGTTGGGCTTGAAACACACTTTATATATTCTTGTTTTATTATTTTCTTTATATCACTCATTTAGATTAAAGCTATTAGTGTGAGTATAGGTAACACAATTGATCCTATAAAACCAACTATTTTTAGTCTTTTTTGTTTTTTTATTTCTTTTTCCTGTGCTTTAATGGTTTTATCTTTAAGTGCAATTTCCTTGTCTTTGTTAGATAGGATATGCTCGAAGTTATCTATTATTGATTGTTGGTTTTCTGATTTTTGAGTTAATTTAACTATGACATCTTTCTGTAAAGATATAGTATTAGTATTTAATGTGTCTTTGTTTTTATATACTGTAAGGAGGCTATCAACGACCTCATATTCTAGAAGATCACTGAGCACAATTCTAGCATCTTCTAAATTCATTAAAATTAAAGTATCACCTCTACTATTGATTAGCTCCTTTACTTCTCCTCTTGAGATAGTCTGAGATATTATCGGTGATATCATCGCTATCCATATGACTAATGATATTAGGTATTTCATTTCTTTTTTTCTCTAACTCTGCCAATTTGGTTTCGGTTTCCTTTAAGATAACTTTTGTGCTATCTATGGCATAGAGTATAGTGTTAATTTCTTTTTGTAACTTATTGTTAATATTACTTATACTATCATTAGATAATAATAACTGTTTATTTTGTGTCTTTAAAACCTCAATTTCGTCCTCATAAATATCAATGGGTATTGATGGTCTGAATAGTAGACTTAAAGTAAGGGCAACAGCCAGTATTATTATAAAAATTAATTGTATGTTGTTGAGTATTTTGTTCACCGTTTATTATAAATATACGGGAGCACTCATTGTAATGGTTTCCATGACTTGTTGAATTCTCCTCTCAGTCGGTCCCTCTAATTTAATTAAGTTCTTTATTCTATGTCCGTAAGTCTTTATCAAATTATTTATAGAAATATCAATCTCGTTTCTATATAATTCATCTATCTCCCTCACACCATTATCTACAACATCTACCCCCTTAGGAGAAACATAGAATATATAATCGTACTCTGGAATTAAGGTTGCTGCGAAATCTTTGAAATACTCAGCCTTTACTATAGGAATTGATTTTGATAATTCTGTAAAGGCCATAACATCTATTACAGTTCTGTCTGTTAATATGTCTTCGTTCATTAATTCAGTTGCTCTTTCAGCTAGAAATACAGTTTGACCTTTAATGGTCGAATCTGTGTTTAGAGGTATTCCTAAATCCCTTAAATATTGGCTCCTTTCCGTTGCTGCCTTGTAGTTAGCAAATTCAGGTAATTTTTTTAATTCATTTACTAGCGTAGTTTTGCCTACGCTCATTGTTCCACAAAATCCTATTTTCATTTTCTTAATTTCTTACGTTAAACCTTGGGTCCTTATAAAATGGAACCCCTTTTAAATCTCGTTTAG